TAGGTAAGATTTGTATATTTTTTCTTTATTGGTCGCGAAATTACTTTTCCATCTACTGAGCTTTTTATGCATCCTTGTTCAAAACCTGATTTAACACTAATAGATATCGGTTCATAACCTGAAAACAATGATGCAATTGAATCCAAAATATTTGTTTTACCTATCCCGTTTTCACCGCAAATAATATTTAAGTTGGGGTCAAAACTATCTAACGACAAGCTAGATATACCGCCAACATTTTCTATTTTTAGTGATTCAATTTTCATTGCATTATCCTGTTTATTTTTATCGTCAGAATAATAGCATAATATTTCGATAAGTTGATCATTAAATGATCTCTTAAAGGTGATGGATTTTTTCATATTATTAATAAACCAAGAAGAAATTAGAGGGTTAATCCGACAATAGAATCCGCATAAGACATAGCTGAGTCATAGTCATCTTGTGAAATGATATCTTTATCGTTAGTAGGAAATTTCGCTTCCATGGCTTCTTGAAAAGCGGTCATTGACATGTTCCATGCGTCAAATTCACTCATCCCCAAATGAGCAACTGCCATATAAACAAATTTTTTGGCATGAAATTCATTGCTATAGCTTGCATCTTCGCTAGTTTTTTTAGGCGAAACATCACCGATTAAGCCGTGCTTTAACAAATGCTGAGATAGAATCAATTTATCTTCAACAGGTATTGCCGCCTCAATATTAACCAACTTGTCTTCGCCTTTGAGATAACCAGTAATAACAGAACAATCCGTTGTACAACAAGCCTCAAGTATTTTGTCAGCGCATTCTATAACGGATGTGAAATTGTCATTATTTATTTCGCCAAAAATTATAGAAAAAATCTCAACTATTTCATCTGGTTTACCAATCTTTGTCATGTTAAAAAAAGACGGGATAAATAAATAATCAGTTTCTTTATGATGAATTATAAATTCCCCAATGTCCTTTATTACTGGTTTCATTCTACGTCCTTTTTGGTGGAATAACTGTTCTAGTCACGTTATTTGCGCTAGTACCCTCAATAGACCATGTGCATACATCATCATACGGGTATTCTTCGGTTAATGAGGACAACAAATAGCACCCCTCGATCACTCTGTTAATAGTTGGATTGACAATTTTAATCCAAGCATATGGTTGCCCGTCAGTGTCCTGTGATGGGCTTTCAATGTGATCTAATAAGGCACTTTGATTCTGGATGTCATCACCTCGAGAAATACCGTCAAATGACACTGTCTTTTCCTTGGTTGTAACCATTGATTCAGTTGTACCATCTTCGGATGTATCGGCTGTAACATCAATTGTGTTCCAATTCACGCCTCGTGACTTACCCCGAATCATTCCCAACCGCTTATAATCCGCATCATTTGGTTTTTTGTCTGGATTACCGATTGAATAATAAACACCGACCTTTCGACCAGTTCCTGCATTGCTTTTAGCCATAATGTACCTCTTATCTTGATATAATCATTTGAGCAGTAAATTCGAAAATAAACCGCCCTTCTTCTGTGTTTGATTGCGTTATTCCGCCGATTGGGTTCATTGAAATAACATTATTAGATTCAAAATCATCTAGCATAAACTGCCTGATTTCATCCGCTCTATCATTAACTGCTACAATATTCGAATCATTAATCGCTGAAATAATTACAATCCTAAAATAATCTCGTGTTACTGCTTCGCTGGCATTACCTCCGCCAGCAGGGACGATCACAATATATCTATTGGATTTTGTATTTTTTACTTCAACCCACTTCCGAAATTGTAAGATGTAATCATCAAGTAAATTATGTGAATTTAGCCAGTCTTTGATTGAGTTATATGTATCAGAAATCATATTTTGTAACCATCTTTAATAACTTGCTCAATAGCCTGCTTTCCGTCCCTTTCAAAACCCTTTTCAACAAAGTGAGGTTCTGCGTTGGGAGACCAATAATCCCCCTGAGATTTCTTACCGGTACGCTTACCTTTTGCTGTACCTTTGGCATTGTTAACAAATGCTGCGTAATTAGCAGTATAACCAACTCGACCAGTCCAGCCTTTTGGTATTGGTTTTAGTTCTCTATACTGCGAATTAATTAGCGTTGAAGTGTCTCTAGGTGTGATTGGAGCTACAAAAGACATACCAACAATCATAATTTGCTGGATAATTCTTTGAGTTCTGATGTTGGCAATTTCATTAGTTATCTTTTGAATATTTCTGTTCACCTTTGAAACGCCTTTAACTACCATTATGTAACTACCTCGTAATCTGGGATTTCACCAAAAACGCTCATGTCATATTCAAGCACAAACTTCACTTGTTCAGCGTTTGAGGCTTCTAACTGTAATGAAGTTTTATCGCCTTTTACTATGAAGTCACCCTGCTTAATTCGATTGTCTTCGGTGTAAAAAGTTGTTTTTCTTACCCTTTCAACCCCTAAGGAATCAATGTAAGCACCTAATGCGTTTGGCGCTTCATCTTTCCATGTGCATTTCACCAAATAAGGTTGACCATAAGTATCAACATTGTTTTCTCCGTCGTATCCCATGTGAGGATATACGGTTGCAACATTTGTATAGCTCCAATTCGCTGTATTACTCATCCCTACCTCCAACAACTAAAAAAAATGATTTTTTTGAGCAAGAAATATCTAGACAATCAGTACAGCCGTGGACATCAAGATTTTTTAGCAATGAGTACATGGACTTAAAACCCACGTCATCATATTTAAATGATCTTGACGCGCCACTTGGTGCTGATTGTGTGGCAATTTTTCTTGCTCCTTGCATTTGAGCGAGCAAACACGCGGAATAAATCAGTATTAAAAGCTGGTCGGCTTCTGAATAACCATGAGCTACCAAGCAATCACTGATAGAATTAACTTTTTTGAGAATAGCGTTAATAACGATACTTGGCACAGAGTAACCAAGCTCCGATAACATTTGATTAACGTCCTCTGCGGTTATCTGTACCGTCATCTCTATTCTCCTAATTTAGCAAGAGCCACGTTATAAATGCGCTTAGCGAAATCAGCTTTAACCTCGCCTTTCTCTTGAGTTACATCCAAATTATTTGCTTCGACAAACTCTTTTAGTCCATCAACAGTCAACTTGCTAAGGTCAACATCTTTATCTTCTATTTTTAGAATTAAAAGAGTTTCTGAGGGTGTGATTTTAATATCCTCAATAACAATTACACGCCCAACAAACGCTGGCGGTATATCCTTGACCTCAAACTCATGCCCGATAGGTAGTTCAGCCACTGCACCATCAATGCTGCCGAAACAGCCGCGTTTAGTTACTCGTAATTTCATCAATTACCCCCTTGCATTAAACACTTTGCTTTTGCCGTTAAAGTCTCGTTTGATTTGTAAACCAAATGCCGACCAAACCAATGTTTGATAATTATCATGTGGGTTGATTCGCTGCTTCATGAATGAACCAATTGGTGCTGCAATACGTGTTTTGATGTATTGAGCGTTACGAACGTAACCAATAAAGTGATTGCCTTTTAACTCAAATGTTTTGGTGAATGAACCAATGTGCGCTGAGTAACGTAAAATATAGTCTTTTACTGTCCCCTCTTTAAATCCATTTGAATTAGAGTAAGGAAGATTTAAACGGCGCTCAATTTCAGGAGAGATAAAGACTTTTAATTGTTCTGACACTAAATTGGCATCAAGAATGACTACAAAGTCTTTTGTGAAGAAATTAATAATATCGTCGTTACTTGTTGAGGTAGAAGTTAAATCAATATTTAAACCAGACGCACTTAAATCCACTTGATTTGTATGTGGATGATTAGTGATACCTTTACCCTCAAAGTTTTGTACTTTGATTTTTTCATCACCCGTTAAAATGTATTGCGCCATATCTTGGCGTAATGCTGCAACTGCCGCTTCTTGGTCATCTGACATTGCGTCGATGTTTTCAGTTTGCAAGCCTAACCATTCACGCCATTCACGAGCATAGCCTGTTTTAAAAATTGGCACAGGGTCGCCGTAATGGTCATAAACAACCTTATCTAGCGTTTCTGGCTCTTGCCCTGACATTGAACGATTAACATACCCTGCATCGCTTGAAACGCGATATAGCGCCGCTGTTTTACCAATAGAGATCGGCGTACCTAACGATAATAAATCATCAAGCAACGGTGCGCCCTCATCATCGCGAATAACGCGTGTAGTTATGTTGTCCACTTCACGCCAGTAATCTTGAGTTAAAATCGCTGCCTGATTTGCCTGAATCGCATTGCCGTGCATTGCTCCCATTTGATTTTGGGCATTATTAAAAATCTGTCGGCTAGCGTTTAGTTGATTCCACGCCTCTTTTACTTGAGTGGAGTTGGTAATTAATTTTTTAGTAAAAATAATTTTTTCGTTCTTCATTATCGCTCCTTAAGCTTTACGAACTCGAATCTGTTCGGCAGTTGCGCCTACGGTGTATTTTTCAAAGGCATAGAAAAGCACTGCGTCATTACCACTAGCTTTTTTCAATGTGCCATCGCCGTTAGATGTTAATTTGTCACCAACGGCTAAATTTTCCTCTGCTTTCACTAAAACATGGTAAGTAACATCATCTTCACAAATAATGGCAATACCCGTTGTGTCGCTTGGAACATCTTCTCGGATATCGTGGCCGCCTAAATAGTCATTTGTAATAACCAATGCTTGCGTTTGTTCACCTGCTGTCGAATGCTTCATTAATTTATTGTTAACTACAGCAACTAAAGAGCATGGCGCGATTGATTCGCCCGTTCTTAAGTCAATTGTTTGCGGGTCGTTTTTACGTGCTGGACCGCCAATCACGGTTTTAAATCGAATCATTACTCTGGAGCCTCCATATTTAATAGTGAATTATCTGAATTATTAGCAAAACCACCGCTAATAGGCGCTGTTTTAACGCACTGTGCGTATAAGGCATCTAATGGCTCACCAGATAGCGCATTGACTGCGGTTTGTGTCATGTTGAACTTGTTTTTTACTGCTTCTCGCTTAACTGAGAGTTCTTTTTCTGTGTTGGCATTTACTGCTAATTCCAGACTTGAAACCTTATTCATCAATGCTTTTGCCCATGCTGGCGCATCTTCGGCATTAGTTGCATTTTTCTTTTCCTGTTCAGCTTTTTTCTTTTCTTCTTCCTCAGAAGTTTTCTTTTTTTCAATTGCTTCTTTGGTTGTTTGCTCGTTATAAGCTTTTAACAGTTGCTCATCTGATAAGCCGTCGGTTTTTACACCTGCGGCATTTAGAGCTAGTAAGATTTTTTCTTTCATTGAGTCTTCTTCCTCTTTTTGATTAAATTTAAATACGCTTAAAACCTCTTTAATGGTTTTACTAATTACATTGCTTATTGAATCTTCCGAGCACTCAGCAAGACTAGCGTTTTCAAGCGGTGATTTTTCACCCTTTGAGTTAACAAAGATACCCACCCCGTCCTCAGGGGTTGCTGCGCCCTGTTTATCGGGCAGAATAGCAACATGATCAAAGTTCATGTTTCGAGCTATTGCAGAGTATCGCTTGCCTTTTGACGTACCTGATTTGTTATCTGGCGTGTAAGTAAGCCCTGTTGATACATGAATTGGCGTGGTGTTTTTTCCGCTCATCATGTCGTCAAGCCGATTTACTAATAATCGACCTTTTTCGGTGCTTTCTGCGAATTTCCTATCAATGTAGGCGTCCATCAGCACTTTATCGTTAGATTTGCGAACATTTCGCCCCCAAGCACCTATGTAGTAATTGTTGATAGCCTGCGGATTTAACGCCGAAACATTCTCGTTATTTATTCGCGGATGATCTAATGGCATTAAATTGTCATTCAATGTCATGTACGATTTATTAATTTCATCTGCCGGATAGAAAATGCCATTCATGACAATATCATCCACGATAGGGACCACATCATTGATAACAATGTGCTCTTTACCGTCGATGATTTGCGTTGATATTTTGGATTTACTATTAACGACAGATAAAACATTTACACTTTTAAGTGTCATGCTTTACCTCGAGTGAATTTTAGATATAAAAAAACCGCCAGAGGGCGGTTCAGTGAATTAATTACTCATTCCTTATAACAAACAGAGATTCAGCAAAACTCGCTAACATGCGCCTTTCCGTTTTGTCGGCAGCTTGGTCGATAATTTGTTGCAATTGTTCCTCTGCGTCATCAGGAAGTGGCTCGGTGTTAATCAGTTTAGTTGCTTGCTCAACTAATAAATCAAACTTATTCATTTAATGCCCTTATCTAACGATTGGAAAAATTTAAATAGTTCTGCATGTAGTCTTTTTTTAGCTTCTATGCGATTTTCAATATACAACGAAAACGCCTCAGCGACAAATTCTCGTTTGTTACGTTGAGCATACTTACTAATTGCGTGCGCCCAACCTCGTCCCCACAATTTCTTAATGATATTATCAATTTCTTCCTGGTGTTGATAATGTAATGCGTGTCCCATCTCATGAGCATAAACGCCTCTTGGAGTTGATACCGCTATCCACGGGATGTAATCCATTTCATGAATTATTTTAGCTAATTCTTCGTTATTAGTCTGACCAATCATATTTATAGAGCTTCGTTTATATCCATTTGCTTTACTTTTTAAATCCTCTTCTAACAACGCTTTTTTATCAACGCTATCAGATGTAATAAGCAATGCATTAGCTTTATGTGAATAAGCAGCCAACATCTCTTTTGGAGATTCTGGATATTTATAAATATCACCTGTTATTGTTCCTGCATACCTAAATTTAGGTAGGTTAAATCGTTCTTGAATTTCCGATACCAATTTCAAGCATGGTGCTAACTCTTTGGTATCAATATCCTGTGGTAGGTTTGAGGTTTCAGTAATGTGTTTCCTTGCCCATTCATTAGCATCTTCAACAGAATTTAAACTTTGTTGTTTCGATCTGTTTTGCTCACGCCAGTCATCAGATTCTTTTAATAATCTATCAATACTAGCTTGATTATAGGGTTCACCTTTTTCATTAAGCAGTACCGTTACTTGAGCGCAATAACAATTAAATCGGTTGCCATTCTCTTCATACCAATCTGCCACTTGCTCAACAGTATAAACCTTACCGTGCCTATCGACATGTGTTGACCTAGAATTAGGCTTTAAAGCAGACATATGTAACAAGCCTGTTTTTAACCCTAACTCTTCTTGCGTTCGTTTAGTTTCATCCCACGTTGCTTGACGAAGAGCGCCTACTTGTTCAGTCTGCGCTATGGTTTTAGCTCTGCTATATGAAACATCAATACGCTTACTGATAATATCGGCCGTTTCTCGTGGGTTAATCCCTCGGGCTACAGCGCTACTTAAAACCGTACCTAAATCACTTTTTAGATTATCCGCAAGCCCTTTCCAGTCGTTGAATGTTGCTGTATATGCAAGCCCGATTCGGCGAATGTAAGCATCACTAAATAACAGTGATTCCAGTGATGTAGCTTGTGAATAAAGTGGTGATTGAGTGGATAGATTATGAAAAGTGCGATTAGTCCCCATTTGATACATATCAGCAACAAACTTACCTGCCCAAAACTTCTCAATACCGCCATCAATTAAGTTTTCATCAACAATTTCTTGAATGCGAGTTAACACCCTAGCAAGTTGATTGCCGTCAATAGTGTAATTAACACTAGCATTAACGACATAGAGTGTATTATCAACGAATATCGCTGTTTTAATCGGCTCTTTAGCATAGTAGCCTAAGCTTAATTCGATATGCTCAATAATTGATTGTTTGATTGTTTTGTAGCGTTTTTGTATTTCGCTACGCATTTGGAGAATTTGTTTGTTGGTGAGTGTAGGGTTGTTTTTACTTTTCGGCAGTAGCGGATTCTTTGGAATCGGCTTTATTATCTTCGGTCTTTTCAATATCGATATCCTCCAGATCAGGATCGGGTTCATAACCGCCTGCCTCTCGTATTTCATTTGGCGTAAACACTGGAATACCCATTGATTGTTGCGCTTTAACATTAACGTCTGACATTTTGAGCATGACATCAATTCGGTCAGCTTGACTTGGGGCTAATAAATCGGACCATTTCAATGTCAATGTGCCATTTTTTAACGGTTCAATAACTCTCAATTTGATAAATTGGTTAACCAGATTTTTAATTAATGCTGTTAAAAACCCGTTACGTCGTGACATGCCGCGTTTTGCGTAATCGTCCTTATCCTCATCCGAGGCTAACCGCCCAGTTTGTTGACCAAAAATAATGGTAAATGGCATTCTCACCGACGCAGCAAAACTATTCGCTGAAACTGTCCAACCCGAACTTGGGTCGGCTGGTGAAACCGATAATATGTTAGCTGTAGCACCCGATGTAATTAGCGCACTATCCGTGCCAGAGTTTAACAATTCTATTTGTTTATTTAACGCATCAGCCGGTTGTTCAAAGCCTCGTCTGCGCAACTCTCGCTCTAGCTCGCTCATATCGGTATCTACATCAAAATTAACATGAACTTGGCGGCTAGCATTTTTAAGGAATCCCTCGGCACTACCGCCCGAGTATTTCATCATGTCGATTAAATCGTTATAACCAACTTCAAGCTGTGATTCGCCATCATCCATTGAATTAATCACAGATGTCTCATTTAGAATGATTACGCGGTCTGGATGTATCCTGCGCGATAAATTAGGTTTACCAGGGTTATTGCCGATAGATGTTTCATTGAATTGATACATCGTAACCTGCCCGTAGTTTTCGTCAGATTCATCATTATTCCACTCGCACGCAGTGAGTTGCTCCTCCCATGCAGGAATAATTTTAACGATAGCATCAACTGGATTTAATCTATTCATTACATAAACGTCAACTGGCTCATCCCATTTTTTACCATCGCGCAATTGAATAATTAACCCAGCATAACGTCCCACTATTCCGCGTTTGTCCGCCTCAATAATTGACGTCCACAACTTATCGTTGAACAAATCAGTTACAGTTTTTTCCCACGCAGTTAGTTTTGTATCCTGCTCTCGAATATCACCGTCAATGAATTTTGGGTAATCCATCCAGCAAATATCACTCAATCGCTCAACAAAACCACGCGCCGCACTATTTCTTTTGTAGAGTTTATAATAATCACTAAAAGTTAGGTTTTCAGGATAGCCAAATTCGCGATCGATGTATGCCCGTTTGCTGTTATTCATCAACCCGTGTGACGCATATGCTAACCGTTGTCGTTGCACATCTCGGTGACTGTTAATCGCCATTTGCGCGCTATTTAACAGTTGTTCATCCGTTAATTTTGTATAACTCATTATTACCTCATGAATAGCCCTGCTGTTCGTTTATGTTTAATGTAACCATCCAGCGAATAACGTATCGCATCCCAACAATGATTGTTTTTATCCTCAATGATTGGCAGCACTTCATTAGTCACGCGATCAGTTTTATAGCTATATAACCGCGCTTCAGTTGCGGTGTGTTTGCATCGAGGATGAATAATAATTTTTTTAAAGCCTCGTAGATACGCGATACCGTCCTCGACGCTACCCTGCCATTTTTTCGCTGCTGAAATACTGAAACCCTTGCGTTTGATGTGGCTAATAGTTTCAGGTCGTGAGCAGTCCCCTTTGATTGGCCATTTTCTTGACTCTGGCACTGAATCATAAAAAGCTGGCATTTCGTCGAGTTCGACATTCACGCCGTATGCTTCGTATTCGATATACAGACAATCATTTAAGATAAATGAGCGGATTAATGTGTTTGGGTCATTTGCAAAGCCGAAGTCAGCGCCAAATAGTAAACGGTCTGCTTGTTTGTGCAGGTTGTCGTCAAATTCTTCAACAACATATCGACCACTTAAAACTTGTTTATCTGAGTTTTCGAGATAAGCCCCCTCCCACACCCAAGCATATGATGCGTAATCAAGTCGGGCTAGGTCGTTTAATCGCTCTTGCTCTAATACATCGGGGAAAAACGGATTATCGTTATAATTCATCTCAACGATGATGGCATTATCTGGCGGGTTTTGCCTGAATCTTACATCTGTTGGGCTTCCCTCGGTTTCAGGGTTCCATGTTACCCATATTTCAGAATTAGTCTCACGAACCGTCGGGGTGAGTTTTCGCCATGCTATTTCTGATACGTTTTCCGCTTCGTCAACCCAGCATAGTAATATGCGTGCTTTTGATTTAATACTGTCGAGATTATGACGTAAACCACAAAACACATAGCTAACTAATCCATTTCTTGTTCTGATATAGTTTTGCCCGATATCGTAATAATCAGCTAACCAATCAACCGAGCGAATGGCCTGTTTCACTTCTTCCATGCTTGAATCAGCTAGCGAGTTCATAAACTCACGGGCGCACAGTATTACACCACTTACCCCTGCTTCTGCAAATTGATAACCTTTAATCGCTGTCATTAAAGCAAATGAACGAGTTTTAGCACTACCTCGACCGCCATATGCGCCGCGATACCTAACATTTTCGGCTACAAACACAGATATCAATTTTTTAGGTAACTGTATTTGTGCTGTGGTCATAGTGTTTACTCTTTTGGTGTGACTAACTCTATTCGTGTTGGTTTTGGTGACATACTGCCATCGGATGACTGGTGATCGATTTCTTGTTTTTCGCTATAGCCATGATTAGATAGCATCAGCTTTGTAATAGTTGGATTGAATGAGCTAGTTAGCCCACCATTTATTAGTTTATTCTCTTGTAACGTTTTAATTGCTTCTAGCGTGTCGGAAAACTCTTTGTTTTGTTTTGCGTATTCATACATTGATGACTTGTGCTTACCGAGATAACAAGCTAAGCCTGCAACACTTGGCACTACATCCCCAAATGTTTCATAGCCCCCAAGTAAGTATTCTTTAGCCTTAACTAAGCACTCGGCCAATTCACTTGGGCGACCTACTTTTTTCTTTTCGCCCTTTTTCATAATCTTTCCTTAAATTAATAATTATGCAGCTATACTTTGCTGCTCATCAAATAATGAAACAATGTGGTTTCGTTTAAATAATTCCATTAGTTTTAATTTTCTTTCCTCAAACTCCATGCCCAATTGAATAAATGTTGTATTAGCTCTTTGAAGGTCAGTAATGCATTTAATCTGGCACGGAGTTAAATAATCTCGAATAGATTCGTTTTTGTTAATGTCATGATGCACTTTAAATTTGGCGGATGTCATGCCTAGCGCTATACGATTGATTAAATCAGCTTCATTACTAAAATGATGAGGCTTAATATCTTTTCCTTGATTTTCTCTTTCTAATTTAATGGCATCTGTCATTGGTTTGTATTCAACCTTTGCCAATTCTCTTAATCGTTGTCGTTGATAATCTTGTTGGATTACTTTATCAAATGTTCTAATTACGTGAAGATGAAATTTAGCATTAATCCACATTGCATACGCATAAACTAACTCTTTGCATACATATGTACCTCGATAATTACCGCCATTTATAACCTCAATTGCTTTTTGTCCACTCCTCAGATATGAGGAGTCCTCCAATTCTTGGATTAGTTCTTGAGTAGAATCAAGGCGTAACCAGTTTGATGGCTGCTTACTTTTATCATTTCCACTAGCTTTATGTATATCATTGATACAAAATAGCCCTTTTTTATCTTGTTTTATTGCAGTATTTAAAATTGTAATATTCATGATTTTCTCCATTAGAAATGAGTTTTAGTCACACAGGGAACCAGTCCAAGAGAGGTAACCATGACAACCATCTGGTGCCCTCTAAAACTCATTCCTAAGTGGCTCTTGTTGTTAATTGCCGTGTGATGGCAAATTTCAGATATAAAAAAACCGCAATTAAGCGGTTTGATTAAATATGCAGTTATTTTTTATAATCGCCCGGGGATTTTTATAGTTTATGCGGTAAAAGTGAATAGTTATTTAAAATTGGCTGAGTGGTTTTTTATTTAGCCACGCCAACACTCCGCCGATGCGCTTTTATTCATTAGCAATTTCCCTTATCGCCATTTTATCCGCATTACATTTCTCAATAACATTTAGCAAATGCTCGTTATATCTGAGACTATCGCCGAACGTCATTCGTCTTGGTGGTAAATTTGGTGCGCAATCAACGAGTAGATTTGATGGGATTTGCTGAGTAACGTAAACTTTTCGCTCTGTTGTACAGGCTGTCAGCAATAGAAGTAGGAACACGCTCATTAGCACAGTCATTATTTTTAAGTTGCTCATTGATTCGCTCCTGACGTTCTAGCGATTGGTTTTCTAGCTCGCGTTTGCTTTGCTCATTATCTGCTATGATTTGATTGTTTTTAGCGATGTTCTGATTTAACTGTTCGATTTTTCCGAGCAGTTCATCGTTTGTTTTTTGAATTGCTTCTTTGTCTTTACACAAATTAACAATAACATAAATCATAAATGTAAAAATAATCGCTATTGCCGTGTATGTTTTATTCATTTTAAACCACTCAAATAAACCGTTTTACCGCCCTGCTTGGCTGCTGTTAACACTATTTGGCGATTATGTGTCGGACTAAAACCAATGTGCACCCATTGATTATGCTCTTGAATTAATTTATCGAACTGCACCCCAGCATCAACCAACTGTTGACAAATCTCTTTAGGCGTACCGAATGACGATTTAAAGTCTACCGCTAATCCCTTTGTGTGAGCGCTTGTTGCTACACCGCCAACTTTAGCATTTAGCGCAGGACAGCGATATCCAGACGTGATAATAATTGGCTTACCTAAAGCTTTTCTTACCAACTCCAGCTTAATAGCTGTTAATTGCACGTTGGGCATTAAATCAGCAGGCACAGAGTTATCAATTTTTAATCTACTAGCTGTTGTCGAGCGAGTAAACTCTTCTAGCGTAAAATGTTCAGTTAGCTTAGTCATCGTTGTTGTCAACCCTTTTTCTTAACATTGAATTTGATACTTGACGTAATTTATCAACACCTAAAAATCCAATTGCGCCACCAATAAATGGATTCATGCTAACGGGCAAACCAAAATAGTCTAGTCCACTGCTAGCAGCTAATGACAACGCACCACACAATAACGCTTCTACCCATTTACGACGTCCGCCCACACCATCATACGTTAAACGACCGTAGGCTATGATGATGGATAAAACGACGCCATAAATTAAGGGCGCATTCGATTGTAACCATTCCATGATTGATGATTTATACATGTTATTATTCTTCATATAAGTTAATGATGTGACAGCGTACTAGCTATTGTGTTGTTATGTGTGTGTCTAGCATTGCTGTCGATTCTGTGGAAATAAATAGACCTAAACTTCTGCCGTTTAGGCGCAGTTACGACTCGACGACATATGTGAAATTTGGACATAAAAAAACCGCAATTAAGCGGCTTCATTTAATAATTTTATTCGGTAATAAATCTATAAAAAAATCAAAATCATTTAGATAAAAGTGTTGACCTTTATTGTAGGTTAACCTATAATTATAACCATCAAGTGAGGGACTTGATAAGGTAAACCCCCGACCTAAGACGAGGGCTTAAGGAGAAGAAAAAATGAAATTTTTAATCATATTTCTTCTACTACTTGTAAGTTTCCCAGCTTTTTAAGTAGTATCAAAGGTGGGGCGAAAGCCCTACCGATGACCTTAAATATACCAATTGACACTTAATAAATCAAGGTGATTTTATGGCAAAATCAATAACAGAAATTCAAGCAAAAAGTGACCAAAAACGAGGAGTTAAAGTAAAAGGCTTCAAACTACACGTTGATGATATCGCATTAATTGAACAAGCAAGTAAAAACCTAGATGTATCACAAGCTCAACTTATTGTTGATGCCGTGAAATTTTACCTTGATAATAAAAAGCCTCTTAATTGAGGCTTTCTTTTAAATTCAGTAATGATCGATGTTCTTGCAATGTTAACTCGTTGAGATATCGTCTTGGGTTGCCGCACATCCAACAAGAGCAAGCTGTTGGTGTTGTTACATGCCTTTTTAGCGACTTTCTAGAATCACCTGAATAAAAATCATGCTTTCTATTATCTAGGCATCGCTTAACTTGATGTCGTCTATATGCTCGTGTTCTCATAAAATTACTCACATATGGATAGCAAAAAGCCCAACTATTTTAGTGGGCTTAAATTCTATGCGTTCAAAACCGCATCATATATATATTATCTATCCGTATATCCGTACAGTCAAGTATTTATTGAATATTACAAGCCTTTCTTGTTGCTGTGATTTGTAGATCCATACCTAACGCATGAATAATTTTAAGCATAGTGTCAAATCTAGGTTTTTTCGCTGATAACGTTTTATATAGACTTTCTCTTCCGATACCTGCTTCTTCTGCTATTTTTGTCATACCTATTGAACGAGCTACATCATTAAGTGCTGCAATAAATTCTTCTGATGAAATATCCTCATGCAAAAATTCTGAAAGATACATTGCTCTTTCTTCATCAGTATTAAGGAATTTTGCCGCATCAAATTGCGTCACTTTAACCATTTTTAATCTCCTTCCAAAGTTTTACCGCTTTGTCTATATCTTTCTTTTGTGTTGACTTATCACCACCACATAATAAGAGATAAGTAATATTTCCATCTTTTGCGTAATATACTCGATAGCCTGCACCAACAGTAATTCGCATTTCGTAAATTTCATCCCTTAAAAATTTATGATCACCAAAATTACCAAAAGCAGCTCTTCGAATTCTTGCTGTTATTACTGTTTTTCCTTTAGAATCTTTCAAGCGTTCTAACCAGTTTTCGAAAATTTCTGTTTGGTTAATTATATTCATACATACACCAATCTTGTATTTATTAAATATTGTATACTTTTGGATACAATAATCAATATTTATTTTATTAAAAAGGGCGTAAAGCCCTTTGTATTGTGTTATTTGATATCTGCAATTAATTTTTTATTAAAATCTTTTAGGTATATTTTATGCATCTTATCTATGTTTAACAAAAATTGGGCATGTTCATGTTTTACATTGAACATGATAATATCTTGATCGTTGTGGTTCCTGAAAATCTTTTTAATAATTTCGCTTTCAGTATCTCGCCTCAACGTTAAATACATCTGAGTTACTTTTAACATTTTTTCAATTTCTGCGCTTATTAAGTAAAGTCTATCTTTTCTTATATGTTGAATACTATCAGCACCAGTTGCGTCACGTACCATTTTCCAAACTCCTTGCGTGAATGCTTCAGTGTAGAAAAAGGCATTTGAAATATTATTAATGATATATTTTAAATCTTGCAATTGCTGTGATGTGATGTAATTTGATTTATCAACAACTGAGTATGCACCGGTGTTACGGATTGTTGGAAGTACATCATTAAATACCCAATCTTGAAATTGTTTAGCTTCTGGCTTATTACTTCTAAATATCACTCGGTATAAGTTTGGCTCATTAATAAATACAACGTATTGATTACCGCCATTTGTAGGGAGGTAGATTTTTTCTACCCCCTTATTATCAATCTGTTTTGCTAATAAATCTTTATGGTTTTTGATGTCTAAAACACTACAAACATCTTTTAAGCAAAAGAAAGGTTCGTTATTAATTAATTGAATGCGAACTTCATAAGAAGATTGAAATTGAAAAACTGAAATTTGATTAGTCATAATATTGACCTCGGATGATTGGTTATTTTATAAATCACCACCAACACGCCAATATTGGAGGTGAACTAAGCAAGGTTGGCGTACTGGTTAATCATCCGAATCCAGCGAGCGGTTAAGCTCCCTCACCTAGCCCACCATAGACTAGATATAGAAAAACTGCTTACGCAGTTTGTGCGGATGATATTTAGCTCAGGACGCCAATCCCGACGTTAGATTTTGCTAACGTTTTTTCAATATACATCTTAATTATGTTCATTGTCAACTATGCCACCTTTGGGAATAATTCAATAATATGACCACGAATGAAACATTCAGCAGCAAACAAAATTTTTGTTATATCATCCGTTCTTTTACCCAATATTCTCGCTTGCTTACTGCATGAAATTTCACGAAGATAAAAAGAAGTTAATACAGCCCAGTGTTCAATATTATCGGATTTAAGTCTTAACACCGCATTATCAACAATTTCAGCTTCATCTTCTGTTAAATACTGACGATAATCAAAATCCATTGGTGCGCCGTCAATACCTGCTGACTTAGAGGGGTATTCGGTTCCTATGCGCTTTAAAATGCGTGTGTTTTTCCACGCTGTTAAAATGTCTTTAGTTTCTCTCATCATTCCCCCTTTTTAATTCTTTCAACTTTTCTTTATACTCAGCTTTAATCTGCTTTATTTGATCTATCGTGTATTTTTTTGGTTCGTGATAGCTCTCTAGCCATTCAACTTGCTCAGTCCCTATTTTTTTTACTAAATTAATTCTGTACTCAATGATATTCCCTGATTTGTGGTTGTTACATGCTGAACATTGCTTGTGTACATTTAGCTCGCAAAATCGCAATTCAGGACATGCTCCAACACTACGATAATGTCCTGCGTGATATTGACCCGTGTGATAGCGCCCACAACTAATACACGGCTCGTTTTTGTCTCGCTCTCGAATGAATGTATTAAATGCTGCTTGAGCGTCTCTTAAATGCTCTGAGCGAGTTTTAATTTTTTCTTTTGCTATTCGCGTCAACTTTCTTCTTACTCGTTCTTGAACTTTGTTATCTTTTGCATACTGAATAGCACAATCAACAGAACACACTTGAGCGAGCGAGTTAAATAACGCAAATTTTTTACCGCAGTTTTTACATTTTTTCTGCCTTATTCCTCTCTTCATCGTCGAAACTTCGCTTTATTCTTGTAAAACTTACCACATGAGCCTTTTACTTCACCATTAACGCCAATTAGCGGTCTATTGCAGACATACAAATCCCAATCAACGTTATATAAACAACCCCCGCCACATTCGGGACACTTAAAATCAGTTTTGATTAATTTATGTTTCTTCGGCATTGTCGTTAACCTTGTTTAAATTATGCTGATTAATGTATTCTCTGCGTTGTTCTCTAACTACTGCTATTGCTCGCTCTAATGCTTGTTCTGTATCATCGTATCGTTTCAGTTGTTCCAAATATTCGTTTAATTTCATAAAAAATCCCCTCTATTCAACTCTTGATAATTGATCTTTGTACTGTTCTGCTAGTTTGATTGCCTCTTGGGCATCCGCGCTAAATATAACGCCGTTTTCAGCTCCGAATTGCTCAGCACATGTCACCACGTCAGCGAATTCTCTTTTATTCATTCTTCGAGTTGATAGTCCCATAAACACTAACCCGCCTTGAATACCTTTTACACATTTTTGACCGTGCAAGTTAGCTGTGATTAAATGCTTCCATTCTTCTGCTGTTAATTTTTCACCGTTCCAAACCACTTGATTAGCAATGTCATTTAAAACAGCCCACATCATACGATTTTGAGCATTGCTGCGTTTTTCTTCATCAATCACAATTCTTAACGGGTGTTCACTATCAACTGGTAATTGATTTATTAGATTAATTGCTGTAGTGCGAGCCAGCTCATGTGTTAATCTAAATTCTTTGATCATTAGTCACACCCCCAGTCAACACATAAACATTGAAATTGCTCAACTGTCATGCTACGTGCGATGATATCGATTGATTCGATACCGCTAATTATTTGATAGTGTTTTGGATTTTTAATGTTGTCGTTCATTTGCTAATTCTCTCTGCTACAGTTTTATATAGATATCATCAAAATGTCCGCGAATAACCATTCTCCTGAGCGCACCGTACAAAAAGTCGCACTCAGCCTGTTTGTTGCTTTTAAACGGTTTTTCAGTAATTAATCGTATGTTTGTTGGAAATCCATGTATTTTGCGAACTCTGTTACCGTGGGCATACAATAGCCCCCAACCTTCTGGTAAATCCTTAATCGTGATCACATCTGGTGGGCACAAATAGAAGCGCCAGTCACCCATGCCTAAATTTTGATTTGCTCTGAATTTTTTCTTTTTATCAGCTAAAAAATCAGCTCGACTTGTTTTACACTCAATTAATAGCGATACGTTGTTTCTAAACCCGATAGCATCAGGCTTTTCACCAGTTTCTATCGTCGCCTGATATCTGTCGTGAAAAACAACCCCAAAACCATTTCGTTTTAGAAATTTTTCAGCAATTAGACAGAGTTTAGAGTGCGTTAATTCAGTCATTTCGTTATTCTCCAAATTACAAATGCACAATACAGCATCATCGCTATCGCTACTATTGCTCCATCACTCATGATTAACCTCTGCACACTAATTTTTTTATAGTTTTTTCTGCGTATATTGCTACGTTATTCGTCACTGCTAGTTGAATAAAATTAGTTCGCTCATCAGCAGCAAGATTCACGGCATTAAAAAATGCATCGATTAATTCTGCGCTAATCGGTTTTTGCCGTTTTTCAATCATTGATATCATTGAGCTACTCACACCCATTTTTTCCGCCAGTTGAGCCTGAGTAAACCCTAAATCTATTCTAGTTTTAGCAATAAATTTACCGAGTTCTCCAGTTCGTTCCACGGGTGGTACAATAACTACACCACCAATTATTAATAAATCACTCATTACTCACCCCGATCCCCGTCTAATTCAGCTCTTGCTAGCCATGCAATTAATGCAGAACTAATAAAATCAACATTTTGATTTAAAATTTTTTGTACAAACTCATTTTTTTTATAATCTTCGATCCCCTCAGGAATTGGAGTAATTAGATGTTTTTTAAATCTTTCTACTTCCTTTTCTAACTCTTGCTGTGTTAATTTAGTCATCACTTATACTCCAAGTAAGTATTAACTTCTGATGCCGGAACTAAACACTGACCAATTGAAATTTCGCTACTGAAAGAACCTTTTTTCTTAGAATCTTCTAACTGTTTGTCAAAACTCTCGTGAGCATAAGAAATAGCGTTTTCTTTATCTTCTAATTTAAAATATTTAAGAGCGAGTATTCCGTCATAAACACCTATCAATTTAACCTTCTTTTCAGCTTTCAATTCGTTTGTTTTGTGTTGCGCCATTTCAATTAACTCTTCTAATTCATCAGAAGTTAGCCCTTTCAAAATATTAGATAATTTAGTCATTTTCTTTATTCTCTTGATGTTCGTACCATTCTTTTGTTGTAACTACAATTCGATGATTAGCTGTTTCATAAAAAACGAACCCATTTTCGTTAACTCTGCTTTCAACTGAATCAAGAAATTTCCCAGCTTGTACCAACTCATTGTCTGAAAAAAATGAATTAATGATGTTAATGCTAGCTACTGAAACGTTGACAGCTAACGCAATAACGATTAACCAAGAAACTAGACCGTTAATAACCGCTTTAGAGCGTCTAGTAAAATCTTCAAACATCCCTAAACCCTCACACACTCAAAATTACGGACCAACACATCAACTTTAGTATTGCCGAATGAGTTTTTAACTGTAGCCAGCGTTTTAATTAAACCTTTTTCTGTGAGTTTTGAATCACGATGCAATACGATTGTTCCCCACGCTTGCCAACCCTTTTTTACTTCTGCTGTTATTTTGTAAGCCATTTCTGTATCAACTCCCTCAATTTAATTTTGTCTTCTGCTGAATATTTTTTAACTCGTTCTGCTAGTTCAAATTTTATTTTTGATTTGTTCGCACCGCGTTTGCTTAGTTCTATAACATAGTCATACGCTATTTTGTCGAGCATGTGATAACGACCATGTAAGCAGTGGTTAATGCGTTGTAACACAAGCTCTACCCGTTTTTAACATCTGTTTAATGCTGGCAATATGCATCATGCTGTTATTTGATGCTCCCTGCTCGGCTTTACATTCAAGCATTGCGAGCGTATTCTCTGGTTTTGGTAGATAATGATCAGCTCGTTCTTGCGTTAATAGCCCTGTAAAAACCGCATGATTTATAGCGTCAACTCTTTTTTCTTTATCACTGCCCAATGAGACAAATACTTCAGGGATACGCCCGTTCATCATCGATTCATCAACAAGCCGTTCATAGGTATCAATAAACGTTCTTCTTGCGCCAATTTTGTCGCCATTTTGATAGACAATTTTTGCTTGTGCCCATGCCTTTGCTATTTCACCCGTCCATACAACGGTGTTAGTTTCATCGCTAGCAAGTATTGCAATTGCCCATGCTTCATCTGGTGACAGATGATTGCTTGCACCACCCATTAGTTTGATTAAATCCGCAGGCTTCGGCATAAATTGACTTTTTCTTACCCATGCGTTTGCCGCTGCTTTTAATGAATTAATCGGATATTGTCCAAGCGTTGACCAGTAAATATTGACCTTGACTGTGCTTGCTTGCTGTCCGTAAACCTCAAGTAATCCACCAATAACCGCTAAAAATTCATCTGTAATCTTTGCCATGGTTAAGCCCTCATACTCTCTAAAACAGCCCTGTTACGTTCAGAAAGGGTCATGAATTTAGATGGTGCGCTATTCGTTGCCTGTTGATGATTATTCAAATATCTATACTCGAATGTTTGCCAACCCCGACTTAAAGTCATTTCAATAAGTTCGTTAGGGTTATACCCAGCTCGTACAGCTTTGTTCAGTTCTCGAATTAGATAATTAACAGCGCCTTGGGTTAGAGGTTTCTTTATCGATTTTCTAAATTTAATAAAATCATCAATCAGATTTTTTTCTAACATGCCATCAAGTCCAGAAAAATCGAATCCGTTAATAACTAGGTTATTGACTGGTTCTTTGACTGGTTCAATAATATGACTGGTTATGGGTGCAGCATTTGCACCATCGAGTGGTGCAGGAGATTCACCACTAGGTGCAGCATTTGCACCACTAACGGAATTATTTGCACCATAGGGTGCAGCATTTGCACCACTAAAATTTAGGTAATAGATGTTAGATTTATTGAGACCGTTTTCGGTTTTTCTGCTTTCAATTTTTAAATATCCATTGGATTCTAACCATGAAATATGATTTTGCACTGAGCGCTCAGAAATTTCGCATTGATCAGCAATATAAGCAATCGATGGAAAACATTCGCCTTTGTCGTTAGCATTATCGGCTAGTTTAATTAAAACCAGCTTTCTAAGCGGATTGCCAACTTTTAATTTCATGGCTTCAACCATTAATAACATGCTCATTGTGCAACCCTCTTTAACGTGTAGTAATAACAAGCTTTCTTAGTCTTCTCATTGATTTTGTGATATTTGTCTTTCACATAGCCATATTTGAATAATCGCCCTGTTTCCCGAAGTCTTGCGCTAATCGCTGGTGTTGTATCAAACTGGTTAAAACGCTTCTTAATCTCGCGTTGAATATCGTCTAGTGTTCGGTATTTACCGTCACTACAAACAGCTATAACACGCTCTTGTTGTGATTTTGGCTTTAATAGATTTTCATTGTTTAATGTACTCATAATTACCTCGAATTAGTTTGATTACCGTAATACAGCCACTCAACCGAACAATTCAAAGCTTTAGCGATTTCTACGATATTCCTTGGTTTTTCTATGTTTCCAGATTCTAGATCGCTGATTGACTGTTGTTTCATACCAACCAAATCGGCTAAAAAAGATTGACTTATATTTTGCTCAATTCTCTTTTGTTTAACTCGCTCTCCAATTGTCATATTTGCCCTTACTAAATATTAACAGTTATAACTGTATTAAATAACAGTTTATACTGTTTGTCAATTACAGATTTATCTGTATTATTTTTTTTATAACAATGGAGATTTTTAAAATGAATAATCTTGGTCAACGAATCAGAGCACGACGAGAAGAATTGAACTTAACGCAGGAACAAGTAGCTTCACAAGTTGGAATAAAACAACAATCTTATCAAGCAATTGAAAGTGGGGAAGTAAAAAAACCTCGCTATTTATATGAAATATCTGTTGCTCTTAAATGCGATATGGCGTGGCTATTAAGCGGAAAAGAGAAAGAAGTAAAGAATGTAGAACCCATAGCGCTAAAAGCTCGCCAAGTGCCTTTAATTAGTTATGTTCAAGCAGGAGTTTGGACTGAATCATGCGAATTAAGAGATTCAACAGGATTTGAATACATTATGACTTCATTGGAACTATCAGATAAAGCATTTGCATTACAAATAAAAGGCGACTCAATGGAGCCAGAATTTAAAGAAGGTGATGTTGTCATTATAGATCCTGTTATTAAACCTATTCCTGGTGAATTTGTTGTTGCAATGAACGGCGAATCAGAAGCTACGTTCAAGAAATATCGAGAGTTAGGATATGATGAACATGAAAGAATGCAATTTGAGCTGATTCCGTTAAATCCTGACTATACAACAATGAGTACATTAACCCAGCAAATAAGAATAATTGGCACAATGGTTGAGCACAGAATATTTAGACGTAAAAGATAATAGTTCCAAATAAAACACGGCTAACCGCTTCGGCGGTTTTGAATAAAATAGATAAGTGGAATAGGATAAAGCAAATAATGAGTAAAAAAAGTTATCCTCCTATATTTAACGCAGGGTTTCACGATTTAAGTTTTGATGATATAAAAAAATCCTGTGTTGACGTTTTTACAGATAAAAATAGAAGAGAATATTTGTTCAATAACCTCAAAAAATTATTAGATGACTTATTTTTATTTAATAAAGCAACCAATTTT